AAGTAGAAAGTAGATTTGGCTCCACCTTTTCTAAAGGTGGAAAAGTAGAAAGTAGATTTGGCTCCACCTTTTCTAAAGGTGGAAAAGTAGAAAGTAGATTTGGCTCCACCTTTTCTAAAGGTGGAAAAGTAGAAAGTAGATTTGGCTCCACCTTTTCTAAAGGTGGAAAGTAGATTTGGCTCCACCTTTTCTAAAGGTGGAAAGTAGATTTGGCTCCACCTTTTCTAAAGGTGGAAAGTAGATTTGGCTCCACCTTTTCTAAAGGTGGAAAGGTGGAATTAGATATCCAATGAAATAGTATTACTAGCTGACTTTTTACGACGACCACTGCGTTTAGGTATATTACCTTCTGATTGCATCTCCTTTAGGTCATTAATACTAATGGTGCTGCTATCATTGACAGACTCTTGGTTAACTTGTTGAGGCTCTTGAATATTAATAGTCTTTGTTTTGAGTCCAGAGAGAATATCACTAATATCACTAGGTCCCTTCATTTCAGGACGAGGTGCCCTTTTGCTGGTTCTATCTTGTACATCAGGTCTTTCAAAATTCTCTCTAAGACTAATTCCATCATCTACAAAATTACTCTTGCTAAAATTTTGATCAGGTCTTGCATAACTATTATTTCCAGGTCGTCCTTGTGGTGGTGGCATTGCATTAGGACCCTGAGTAGCCATAGGTGGCGGAGGTCCGCGTCCCTGAGGTACTTGGGGTTCAGGATTCATGAAGTTACTCATAAATCCTCCAAATCCAGGACTGCTCTGAGACATAGAATTAACTGCCGCATTTTGGAAAGAACGCATTAAATCCGGATTTTGACGCAAAATATCATCCATACCTGGCATAGCACTTTTAAACATGGTGTTGCTCATATGTACCATCATTCCACTTCCGCCTAACTGGAAAAGTAGCTTCAATTCGGGCGCCATAGATGCCTTGCTTTTATACTTTTCGTGAAGTTCTCCAAAAATCTCATCATAATCACCTAGATTTTCTTCAATTTGTGAACTCCATCCGTCCAACTTAATATCAAATGGATCAAACTTACCATTTAAAAATTCAAGACCATTTATAAATGCCATTAGCATATTGCCTTGAAATTTAACAGAATTTTGTTTAGTTTTTTCCTCCATAATAGTTTCATATTCGCCTTGCATTTCTTGCAAAGGTGAATCCATGTTGTATTTTTTGGACAATTCTACACCTTTCTTTTCAAGACCTTCCAACTTTCTTAAATATTTAAACTTCTCTCTTAAAAGTTCATCCTTAGACATTTTTGCTTCCATTGGGATAGTTGAATCAGGATTCATAGGGATATCATTAAATTTACCAAATCCATCCCAAGTTTTATTATTGCTTGCAGTTTGAGAAGTGGATTCGCCTATACTTGGATCATCATCGCTAAACTTTACACTATGTTTTTCTTCAAAAAAATTGCTAGGCGATGAAAATATATCGGATTTAGGTTTAAAACTATTAGATGGACTATTATCTACTAAATTATTTAATTCATTTTCTAAATTATTTAGATCCTCTAATTCAATGTCACTAGTAGGTTTACCACTATCCTTAATTTTATCATTCATAAGTAATTCAAGACCCCCTCCAAAATTAGATGAATTTCCAAAAGATGGTCCGCCAATATCTAAGTCAGTTAGTTCTATAATGTCTGCCATTATTTCTATTCATTTATTAGAATAGATAATTTTAAGTCATACGAATTATAAAATATATATTCCACCTTTTAAAAGGTGGAGCCAAACTTTTATCATGTTAAAAAAGTTGACCCAAATCTACAAATCCACCTTTTAAAAAGGTGGAGCCAAACTTTTATCGTGTTAAAAAAGTTGACCCAAATCTACCAATCCACCTTTCTCTAAAATGTGTTTCTTATTTGGCTCCATCTTTCTCTAAAATGTGTTTCTTATTTGGCTCCATCTTTCTCTAAAATGTGTTTCTTATTTGGCTCCATCTTTCTCAAAGGTGGATAAGGTGGATATATAGTAGATACCTTGCAAAAATGAATCCGATAAATCATCCTTTTTTTTATGTTTGGTAAAGTAATCAACATGTTCATTAAATCTAAAATCATTCGTAATTATTTCTAAACATTTTGCAATACCTAATTTTTTTCTGTCACTATAAGTAGATTTATCTTTTTTATCACAATCTTTCAGTTTGTTAGATGATGATATAAATTCCATGTGACCGACAACAATAGACGACATAATAAAGTACTGAACAATCATACCTTGTATTGTTTTCATTCTAGTAGCAATAGTACTAATTTGATTTTCAATAATGACATAGTCTATGATGTCTTCATTTTCAAATAATTTATTAAATTTATTTTTTATATGTAAACCTATATGAAATAAATCAACATCTGCTGCTTTAATTGTCTCAATATGTTCAAAATAATGACATGATATATATTCATTTATTTTTTTTATTAAATCAACTTTTTTACACTTTGGTTCGTAAACAATTTTATGAGAATCAGCAATTTCATAAAGTTTTTGAATTTTTTGCTTATTAATAAAACTACTCTTTTGTTCTAGACTAGGTATTTGCAGATTCTGTTTTTTTGAATGTTTTAAACAAAAACACATATCATCTTTTTTGAATTTAGCAGGTTTATTACAATCTTTACATAAAGTAGTTTCTTTTTCGGAAATATCAACAATATCCCATTTTTTAATTAAAAAATGTTCCGAATTTTCTGGTTTTTCAAATAAACAAAAGGCTAAATTTTTGATTCCAACATCAATAGAGAGAACTTTCATATAATAATAAAGTATAGAAAAGTATTATTATATTGTTTCATTTTATAATATATTAAATTACTTTTTACTACGTTTACACATTACCAAATATAATCCTGATATAGTTAAAAATATACCAAATAATTGTTGATAATTATAATTCTCTCCAAAAAGAAATATACCAACGCACAACAATAATATTGCAGCAATTACTTTGGTTAATAATCCATTGATTAATGGTGTGTTATAATGTTTATCCATATGAATCAAAACAATAGAGGAATATATTGTAATAAATGCAATAATTAAAAAATAAATTACATGTAGAAAAGACAAATTTTGAATTTTATCAACGAATTGATCAAGTGATTTTTCGTGAAATATTGACTTGTATAAAAAAAATAAAAAAACAAAACAACCAACAAAAAATGTATTTATAAATAAATATTCATGACTTTCTAAAGTATATAAAATATGTTTACGAAAATAAGGATTAAACGTTTTTAATAATTGAGTAATGGCTAAGAAAAAATACATATATAAATAGTTTATATTATATATGTATTTACATTATTTAGGTATTTACATTATTTAGGTATAGTATTTGCAGCATTAACATGTACTGAAATTAACCTAGAGTTTAATTGTTCACTAGTTAAATAAGGATTTTTTAAATCGCTATTACAGTAACCATAACCAGGTGTGCTAGTATCAAAAGTATTTCTAAATGTATAAGGAACATTGCTAGAAGGAGTTCTATCAGTTTGAATATGAGGATTTAGACCTAAATCATAACAAGCTTCGGTAGAATTATAGTTCATAACTTGAAGGCCGTGTTTTTGCAAATATTGTCGATATTGCCAATTATTTTGAATCCCTTCTTGTTTTTGGATTCTCTCATTGACTATTGCATCGGGTTGCCATGATGCGTAGTTTCTTCCGTCAGCCATCAATGGAGGAAAATTAAAATTTATATTATTAGATCCAGAATAGCAGGTCGACCATGACATTTATATAGTTACAAGATAAAATCTTTATTCAACTCCAAGCAATTTTAATAAATCAGGTTTTTTTAATTTGGAAGTATCTATGGTCAACCCTTTTTCTGTAACAATACTCTTCAACTTTTGTAAGGTAAGCTTTCTATAATCTATAGCATCATTTACAACCTCTCCTAAATCAATTTTAATACTTTTTTCATTTTTATTATTTAGAATATTTTCTTCTGGAACAAAATCATTTTCTACAAGTTGTAAAGGTTCTTCTTCAAAAATTTCTTGATCATATTCAGAATCCAAATTTTCATCTAAATCATCTAAATTATCAAATTTTTGCTCCACTTTTTCTAAAAGTGGATCTAAAAGTGGATCT